ATGCGCGTAAAACTCAGTCAAAACTTTTACCTCGACGAATTCACGCGCTCGCAAACTGCAGCGCGTTTCGGTATTGATAACAGCGCCCCGCCAGCTCCTAGCATCCGTTTAATGCGTCTCTGCCGGAACCTGCTGCAACCCCTGCGCAATGAGATCGGCCCGATTCACATCAGCTCAGGCTATCGCAGCCCGGCGCTGAATAAAAAGATCGGCGGCTCGAAAAATTCACAGCACCCCCTGGGTCTCGCTGCAGACATCACCGCCACCGGCAAAACTCCTCACCAGCTCGCTGCCTGCATTCATGCGCGCGGAGGTTACGATCAGCTCATTTTAGAATTCGGTGAATGGGTGCATGTATCTATTCCAGAGAAAGGCGGCATTGCGCGCGGCGAGATCCTGACCGCAGTCAAAGTCCCTCGCCCATTCCGTAAGCCCAAAACCGTCTACGTTCCGGGCCTGCTATCACAAGAAGACGCCCTGAAAATCGCGCTGAAAAAATCGCAAGGCGGTGCGGCATGATCCCAGCAATGCGCGACACTCGTGGGCGCGAATCCAAAACCCTGACCTTTGTTGCCATCAGCTGGGCGGCCCTGGTCGCCAAGTTCCTGGCCGCTGGTGTGGATCTCGGCGCGTTGGGTAAACAGCCGCCCATGTCCGGTACCGAATTCGGCAGCGCCGTCAGTGTTGTGCTCCTTATCTGGCTGGGCCGCGAATGGACAGAAAAGCGCAAGCCCGAGGCGCCAGCAAGTGGGGGCAAAAATGACTGAAAAAATCCTCGGCTTTCTCGCTGCACTCGGCGCCATCTTTGCGCTGGTATTCCGTGCCCGCGCTGCAGAAGAACGTGCCGAAAAAGCAGAACAGACCGCTGACCGGTCGCAAGCTATTACCCGCAATTACGAACGAATCAACACCGCCCGCGCCAGGCTGCGCGAGCAACATGCAAAGGAGGACGCCGCGTATGCTGAAGCACAAAAAGCTGGCCGCCGCGATCACTTTACTGGCCGTTACTAGTACCGGCTGCGCCACTCGCACCGAGTATCAACTGGCCCCGCTACCGCTGCCGCCACGTCCAGAGCTGCCGACCATCCCTGCCGATGATCTCGCGTGTCTGAGTGACAGAACCTATGACGCACTAGCGCAACGTGACAAAGCCCGCCGCCAATACGCCGACGAGCTAGAGGTCATCATCAAAACATCGCACCTGGAGTACCTGGATGGCCGATGACATCGACCGCGCACACGAACTCGAAGAGCTACACCGGGCAGCGGCCCTTAAAGCCCGTTTAACGCGCAAGCCATACCCGCCACAAGACATCGAATGCGGCAAAGTCTTCTGCATCGACTGCGGCGACGAGGTGCCACCGGCGCGCCTGAACGTAGAACCAGAAACCCCCTGGTGTGTCGAGTGCCAGGGTTATCACGAATTAAAGGATCGTTGCTGATGGCATTAGACCAGATCAAAGAATGGACGTTTTACATGCAAGCGGCGCAGTTCGTGATAATGATCGCGGGTTTCATTTGGGTTGCTCTCAGCAATAAACAAAAGGCCAACACCGCCGCGATCGAAGACCTGACCAAAGTCACCGCCACTGCGATCAGCGACCTGCGCAAAGACGTCGACGAAGAAACCGAAAAGCTCGGCAATCGCATCACCAAGCTCGAAACCAAACTCGAACACATGCCCGGCCATGAAGATCTCGGCGATATACACAGCCGCGTTAACGAAGCCGCGCAACGCCTGACCAGCATGGAAGGCGAGTTAAAGCAAATGAACAACACCATGCACCTGATGCACCAGCATTTGATGAACCGAGGGGAGAAATCGTGAGCTATAAAGACATCATCAACGGCGATCAGCGTCTCGTTATTCTGCGCTTTCTCTCAGAAAACCAGGGCACAGCAAACGAGTCCGTGATCAATAAAGTGCTGGAAAGCTACGGCCACAAAATCAGTCGTGCCCAGGTTAAAACCCATCTTTATTACTTGGTCGAACAGGATCTGATCGAACTCGAAACCGTACTCAATACAGACGTCGCCCACATTACCGATCGCGGCGTCGACGTCTCTGCAGGTCGTGCCAAAGTGCCCGGCGTCGGCGTGCCGTCGGTAGGTCGCTGATATGAGCGGATCAAAGAAGGTCACGCGGGGCCGAGGCTCGAAGATCGAACAGCTGCCCGACGAGGTCAAAGGCTTTCTCGATGCCATGCTGCGAGATCGTGAATACTCACAGCAGGACATCCTCGCAGAGGTCAATAAACAGCTCGAAGCGCTGGGCCTCGAAGACGAAAAAATCAGCCGCTCTGGTCTGAATCGCTATTCCACAAAGTTGGCGAAGATCGGTCAGAAAATGCAAGAGCGCCAGCAGATGGCCAATGCCCTGACCAGCAAACTCGGAGAAGTGCCCCAGGGCGACATTGGCAAACTGCTGATCAACATCACCCAGTCCCTCGCGTTCGACATCCTGTCAGACGCTGCAGAAAACGACGAACCCGCCAGCCTCGGCATGCTGAAAGATCTGTCCCTGTTAGTGCGCCGCTTAGAGAGCGCCAACATGGACAGCATCAAACGCGAGAAAGAGATCCGCAAAGCCGTCGCGGAAGAGGCCGCCAACACCGCCGAAGCCGTTGCCAAGCAAGCGGGCCTGACAGCCGAAGCCGTCGCCACGATTAAAGCCGATATTCTAGGGATCGCATAAATGACCACCCAGACAGAATCGAAAGAGCTACCGCTCGGCGCGATCGCAGAACGCGACTTTCAGGATCTGCAACAGTTCGACAGATCAGAGATTCTGCTGGGCTATCAAAAGCGCTGGATCGCTGACCCGGCCCCTCTGAAGATCGCAGAAAAAAGCCGCCGTACTGGTTTAACCTGGGCCGAAGCTGCAGACGCAACGCTCTGCGCCGCTGCCGCTAAAAACGCAGGCGGTACCAATCACTTTTACGTCGGCAGTAATAAAGAAATGGCCCGCGAATTTATCGAAGCCGTGGCCATGTGGGCCAAAGCATTCGATAAAGCCGCAGGCGAAATTAACGAAGAAGTACTGGAAGACGAAGACAAAGACATCCTGACCTTTGTCGTCTATTTTCCGTCGGGCTTCAAAGTCCAGGCGCTCAGCTCAAACCCGAGCAACCTGCGAGGCATGCAGGGCAATGTCACCATCGACGAGGCGGCATTCCACGAACGCCTGGCCGAAGTGCTTAAAGCCGCGTTGGCACTCACAATGTGGGGCGCGAAAGTCCGTTTAATCAGTACCCATAACGGCGATGAAAACCAGTTTAACGAACTGATAAACGACAGCCGAGCGGGCAAAAAAGAATACAGCGTTCACCGCATCACCCTCGACGACGCATGCCGCGAGGGGCTTTATAAGCGCATCTGTCAGCGCAAAGGTACAGAGTGGAGCCAGGAAGACGAAGACGACTGGAAAGCGTCCCTGCTGCGCAACACAGCGAGCGAAGAGGATGCCCTCGAAGAGTATTTCTGTGTACCCAAATCCGGCGGCGGTGCTTACCTGTCCCGCGTCCTGATCGAAGCCCGAATGACACCGGCCCCGGTTCGGCGCTTTGCCGGTACCAGCGAATTCAACCAATGGCCCGAACACATCCGCGAAGCCGAGATGCGCGACTGGTGCGACCAGCAGCTGCAGCCCGTACTCGCCACCCTCGACCCTAAACTGCACCACAGTATCGGCGAAGACTTTGGCCGCGTGTCCGACTTAACCGTGCTGGCACCTATGGCGATCGGTCAGGATCTGATCCGGCGCGTGCCCTTTATCGTCGAGCTGCGCAACGTACCCTTTAAACAACAGGAACAGGTGTTTAACTACATCGCCGATCGCTTGCCTCGCCTGAACAGCGGCGCACTCGATGCGCGCGGTAATGGTCAGTACCTCGCCGAGCAGGCGGGCTACCGCTACGGCGCGGGCCGCATGGAAGCCGTCATGCTGTCGCAGGGCTTTTACCTGGAGCACATGCCGAAATTCAAAGCCGCGTTTGAAGACGACAAGATCCGCATACCGCAAGACGCCGACATCCTCAGCGATCTGCGCGCACTGCAGGTCATCAAGGGCGTACCGAAGCTGCCGGACAGTAAAACCGACAGCAAAAAAGAACGACACGGCGACGCCGCGATCGCGTTATTCCTTGCGTATTACGCCACACTGATGGAAATCGAAGAATTCGCCTACCACAGCGCCCGCGCCACGCCTTCAAGCAAACACCACCGAACCATACGCACCACCGGCGCTTTCCGCCGGGGCTGCCTGTAAGGAGCTGCAGACATGGCAGACAGCCCGATCCTCGACCACAACGGCCAACCGTTTAAGAAAAAAGAACTCAGCACCGAGATAGCAAACGCCAGCCTGACCGGCGTGCGCTCCGTCTGGAACTACGGCAGCGAAGCCGAACACCTCAGCCCCGAGCGTCTGGCCCGCATACTGCGCGATGCCGCCGAAGGCGAGGCCGATGCCTATCTCACGCTCGCCGAAGAAATGGAAGAGCGCGACCCGCACTATGGCTCAGTGTTGGGCACACGTAAGCGGGCACTGTCCGGCCTGCCGGTCATGGTCGAAGCCGCCACCGACGACACCCACGACGTCACGCTCGCAGACGCAGTCCGCGAACTGGTGCGCCGCCCCGAATTCGGCGACATGGTCGACGACCTGCTCGATGCCCTGGGCAAAGGCTACAGCGTCGTAGAAATTAACTGGGATCTGAAACACTTACCGTGGGAACCGCGCACCCGCAACGAGCGCCAGACCAACGGCGAATGGCGCGAGCGCGAGGCCTACACCTGGCGCGATCCGCGTTTCTTTAAATACGATCGGGAGCAGGGCCAGCAGCTGCGCTTAATCGACGAAGCCGACATGCTGAACGGCATCCCGCTGCCGCCGCATCGCTTTATCGTGCATCGCCCGCGCCTTAAATCCGGCTTGCCGATCCGTTCTGGCCTAGCCCGTCTGGTCGCGGTTGCTTATATGTGCAAGGCCTATACCGTGACCGACTGGATGGCCTTTGCCGAAGTGTTCGGCATGCCGCTGCGTGTGGGTCGCTATGGCCCAGGCGCAAATGAAAACGACATTAATACCCTGATCAACGCCGTGGCCAATATCGGCACCGATGCCGCTGCAGTGATTCCCGAATCAATGCGCATCGACTTCGAGGCACCCGGCAGCGCCCAGGGCGGCCCGGACATGTTCTTAAAATTGGCCGAATACCTCGACAAACAGATCAGCAAGGCGGTGCTCGGCCAGACCGCAAGCACCGAAGGCACCCCCGGCAAACTGGGCAGCGACGACGCGCAAGACGATGTGCGCATGGACATCCTCAAGTCCGACGCCCGTCAGCTCAGCAACACACTGAACAAATACCTGGTGCGTTCGTTTGTCGACCTGAACTGGGGGCCGCAGGAGCAATACCCACGCATTGAAGTGCAGGCGACCGATCCCGAAGACGTCACCGCCCTGATCGACAACGTCACAAAGTTGATCCCCTACGGCCTCAAGGTCGAGCGCAGTGTCATGGCCGACAGGCTCGGTCTGCCAGATCCGGCAGACGATGCCGAGCTGCTGCTCGCACCACAGCAGCAGGTAAACCCCGCCCCCGCACTGAATCATCAGCAGCCCTGCGGCTGCGGTCAGTATCACACCGCACTGAACCAGGACGGCGGCCAGATCAGCACCACAGACAGCGCCCTCGAACAGTTAGAGGGCGCGGCACTCAGCAACTGGCGCAGCCAGATCGACCCAGTTCTGCAGCCCATCCGCGATCTGCTCGATGCCGTCGACACCGCCGAAGAATTCGCCGCAGGCCTTGAGGATCTGCTCGACGATATGGACGACACCAACGTCGTGCGCGATCTTGCCGCCGCCATGTTCCTGGCCAATGGTGCAGGAGATGGTGCGGGCGATGGTTCTGCTGACTGATGCCTGATTATCGTTTCCCGTCCGAGCCACCCGCAGACGCCCTCAAATGGTTCCGCGCCAAAGGCTTTCAACCAGGCTTTGACTATCGCGACGTCTGGCAAAGCGAACACGCCCAGGCATTCACCGTCGCCAAAGCCATGCGCATGGACGTCCTGACCACCATTCGCAGCGCCTTCGACGAAGCACTGGCCGAGGGCAAAACCCTGCAGCAGTTTCGTGCCGAACTCACACCCACGCTGCAGCGTCTGGGATGGTGGGGCCGCTCTGATGAAATTGACCCGGCGACAGGCAATATCGTCGACGTCCAGCTCGGCAGCCCGCGCCGCTTAAAAACCATTTACCGCACCAACATGCGCACAGCTCGCGCCGCCGGTCAGTGGCAGCGCATCGAACGCCGCAGCATGACGCACCCATACCTGGTCTATGAACTCGGGCCGTCAGAGCAGCATCGCGTGCAACATGTCGGCTGGGCCAGGCTGATCCTGCCTGCTGATGACCCGTTCTGGTCGACCCATTACCCGCCCAATGGCTGGGGCTGTAAATGCCGCGTGCGTCAGATCACCAGACGGGAAAAAGATCGCCTGATGAAAACCGGGCGCTATAGCGACACCGCGCCCCCGATCCGCACGACCGAATACATTAACGACCGCACCGGCGAAGCGATCCAGGTGCCCAACGGCATCGACCCCGGCTGGGACTACAACCCCGGCCAGGCACGCGGAGCAGCTGTACAGCAGCACCTGCAGCAAACCGAGAAGGAATTCGCCACCACTATGGCGAAGCCGGTACCGGCAGAAGGCGTGCAGGTGTTCCCGTCAGATCTCACGTTCAGCACCTGTAAGCACGTCACACAAGACGGCGTGCAACAGATCCTGACACAGATCCCAGGGATCGCACCTCAACTTGAAAAGTTCGCCCGGTATATGGAAGCGCACCCGACTAAAACGCTCTTTTTAAAGCAGACAGAGCAGGGGCGCGGGCGCAATGCCGATAAGCTCGCCGAACCAGTCGGGCAGTTCCTCGGCATGCCGCCCCGGCAAGCGCGCAGCGCGTACTACATGCCAAATGCAAGACGAGCCAACGGCTGGACACCGCTGGTGTTCGATTATGTGGTGGTAAAAGCGAAAGCCTCAGATAAGCTGTCTAATATAGATCCTGACATCATGGCCGCCGCTGTCGACGCTGCGGCGCGTGCCCACGCGGTTGGTGATTCGTCGAGATTCTTCTCTTTACGGGCGACCTATGATGCCCTGGTCGGTGAGTCGCACGCTGGGCTGGTCAATACCTGGATACATGAAATCGGGCATCAAGTGCATACCTGGGCGGAGCTGCCACAGCCACCGACGACCAAGGCACTTACTCGGTATTCATCTGCAAACAGCTATGAATGGCACGCTGAACACTTTACGGCTTGGCTGCTTAACCGTGAACGATTGGCGCAGTGGGATGAAGGCATCGCATTGTACTTTGATAAACTGATAGAGGATGCGATCCGATCCGATCGCAAACCACCAAACATATGACACCAACACTCGACGAACTGATCAAACGCAACCAGGCAAGCGCACCCAGCCCCGCATTCACCAAAGCGCAGCAACTGCTGCGCGCCGATCCAGCGCCTGCAGACCTCGAAGATCAACTGCTGACACTAGAACAGCAAGTCCGCCCGAACGAGCGCGATCAGTTTGGTGATCTCTGGTCGACCTTCATGCTCACGCACACGCCCACGCTACCCTCTGACGATCAATAAAACCTAAGCCTCTGTGAGGGTCTTTCTGTGCTCTTATGGCACGGTGGCATGGAATAAAGGCGAAAATGGCTATTAAACGCGTTTAAACGGCAATTTACGGTACTGATCGGCAGGTTTGAGTGTTGTAACTGTAAAGAAGACTGTCTGGCCATTGTTTCTATGACCAGTGTTGTGTAAAACAAGCGGCGACTGACTGAGTACTACCTTAAGGGAATAAGATGGCTTCACATACAACTGATAACCCAATCGTCCGTGTAGATATGATCTTAGATGGAGAGGCCTACAAAGATCATGAAATACAAATTTTCACATTTGCACGAGCACTCAGGGATCTCGGGGATCTACTCTACGACTCAAGTGAAGAGTTAAATGGTGATAGAGATGCGATATCAGTGAAGGTGAACTCCGAGTTTATTGAAGGGTCTTTCGGGTTTGAAGTACTTGTAGAGCTTCTTCCTCACGCCACTAACGTCGTCGAGTATTTGGGGTTGGCTGGTGCCGCTGGCAGTAGTGCCGGAGGCCTGTTTGGGGTGCTGAAGTGGCTGAAGGGAGAAAAAATACAGTCAATATCTGAACTAACTGATGAGAAGAGCGAAAAGCGTCAAAGTGTGATCACTGATAAAAAAGGACGCACACTGAAGGTGCCGGAGCAGGTGGCGCGCCTAGCCGGGAGTCGTACCGTGCGCCGGAAGACTGATGACCTGATCAGGGGAGCTCTATTGACTGAGGGCACCTCAATACTCAAGTTTAAAGCGAAAAAATCAGGTGATGAAATAGAAGGTGAGAATAACCTGCCACCTGATCTGGTTCTCGATCATGAAGATACGGTCTCTTTCGCGGCCTTACGTCAAAAAGAGCTCTTAGACGAAAGTTATTCGTCGGAAGAGACTACTGTGAAGTTCATTTCCGCTACAATTAAAGGCAGGTCTGGCTGGAAAGTTGAAAGGTTGGGTAAAGAATATCCAGTGAAGATGGAAGATGAGCTATTCATAGAGAGACTTAAGTACTCAGATGATGCTCAAGTGTTTGGTAGGTCGTTCCATGTTCGTTTTGGTACTAGAAAAAGAATTAGTGGCGGCAAGGAATCCGTCACGTATGAAATTGAGAAGGTATTCTACGAAAAAAAGTAGGTTGTTAGAGGAGGCGATGGTATGGAAAATGTACTGCTTATAGCCAGTGTTATTATTGTTTTCTTTGCTAGTTTCTACCTCGTGGCGAAGATAGTTTTCTTCTGCCTTACATTCTTTTTGGGAACCAATTACACGCTAGTCATACACGACGAGAATGGTAAGACAAAAAAAATCAGACGACGGATAACGAATGATGCTGAGTTTGATAGTTTTGTAGACGAGTACGTAAATAAGGAAGGAAAGCTAATAGAATGACCCAAGAAAGTAGCTTGGCGAAGTCTGCAGGCAAAGGAACTGCTCGCGTAGCGATTGCTAGCGCTTTTGCCGCTCTCTATGCTTATTTACTTCAGGGTAATCTTGATGCCAAAGAGCTTATTACTCCCGCCGCATCTGCGCTAGGCATCATTACAAGTGAAATAGGCAATTGGTGTAACAAAGCATTTAGTGTAGATCCACGGAGGGTTAAGTTGGGAGTAATCGCTAGCTTGAGGCTTCGACGTTTAAAAAAGCTGATGTCTGACCCCGGTGTTAATGATGCAACCAGAGAGAAGCTACAAGAAAAGTACCAGAAAATAATTTTGGTAAAAGCAGATCTCTAACTTTAAATAAGGGAGTAGATGTTGAAAGGATTCTCACTCACTCAACTGCTGGGCATGATTCTAATCGTCGCTGCCGTCGCCATCTTCGCCGGTATTCCAGCGCTCCAGGACATAGCCGAAAAGCCCGATCCGGTCACACCCGCAATCACAACTACCGCCACCAGTGATGACGAAGTCACGCAGCTGAATACCGCCGATCTGTTACTGCAGGAATGCCCCGGCCTGGTAACGCACGGCGCAGACATCAAAGAGATCCGCATGACCCAGGGTGCCGCCAGTCTGACAGCCCAGCGCGAAAAACAATGGCAAACAGCGGTCAAAGCCACCGCGATCGTTAATGAAACAGTCACCAGCGCCCCGCAGCAATCAGCCGATCATCATTGCGAATACGAAGTTGGTATGACGCCGCTCGGCGAATACGGTTTTTACTGGAGCAAGGCGGTGTGTGCAGACCTCTGCGGTGTAAACGCCAATGGTCAGCGGTACGGCTACCACCTAATCATGCACAGCATTGCGAGTGAAGAGGCCGCGCAATGACGGCGGAAGTGGAAGCAGCTAAAGAATTCGCGTTTAGTCTTAATGATCTATTGACCGGGCTTGCGGTACTTCTATCTTTGATTGCGATTTATGTTTCGCACTTTATGCGCTGGAGTAAAATAACTATCGCTCCAGCATTGACTCCCGAATCATTCACAACGGTGGGAAAGACTAAAGCTAGGTTCGCGGATAATTCTCAAGAAATTACAAAAGCCACGCTAGCCGTGAATTATGATCTGCTGGCATTTGCAACGGGAAATGCCTCTGTATTATTAGAATCTGTATCTCTGGTGCCGGACGACGATGCTATAGACAGGAGACGCTGGCCCGGCTGCAAAATCTCTGAAAGTTTAACGGCGGACTCTGTGTCTGTTTTTAAAATGCAGATAAGGGGTGACGATATAAGTTCAAGACCGGAGCTACACGTCACCGACTTAAATGATGAGGTGTATGAATTTACGTTTAATGCAGATATATACACGCCTGACGGTCATTGCAAAAAAGTGGTGATACCGGTGAAAGTTTTTTTAATGAAGACAGGAAATGTCGAAAAAGTAGAGTGCTCCCGTTTTACTTTAAAATACCGCTCGCCGATACTGCCGCCCGGTCTTAAAGAATTCTTTACCGGCAAGTAACCCACCGGAACGCACACCCCCGCCATCCCTGAACGTGGCCAGAACATACTGGCCACATGAAAACACCAAACGCCCTTTATACCGCGCTCAACTCAGAAGCCGCACCGCAGATGGCGGAACAGCCGCACCTGCTCGATGCGCTCTGCTTTGAACTGTCAGACGACGGCAGCATCCCCGAATGGGTGCCGCTGATCCCTGTCGGCACATTCACGGGCCGCGACGGGCGCACCTGGCACAACAATCAGCCAGACAATGTCATCCAGCTGACCACTGCCAGCAACCGCGAGCAGCCCCTCGACTGGGAGCACAGCACCGAATTGAAACGCCCCAAAGGCGAAGAAGCCCCAGCGGCTGGCTGGTTTACCGACTACCGCATCAACAATGGTCACATCGAGGGCCGCCTCGAATTTACCCCGCGCGGTCTGAAGTCCGTTCAGAACCGCGAATACCGCTATCTGTCGCCCGTGTTTCGCTACGACAGCGCAGGCAACGTCTACGACATCCGCAGCGCGGGCCTGACCAATATGCACAACCTGCTGCTGCCTGCTCTGAATCAGGAGCAACACGATCACGCCCACTTAACCCCAGATCAGGAGTCCACCGACATGGATCTCAAAGCACTGCTGGCCGCAATTGCGACCGCCCTCAATACTGAAATCACCAGCCCAGAACAGGCGCTCGACGCAATCAAACAGCAGGCGACCGATCTGCAGACCGCGCTCAACACCGAACGCCAGCCGGATCTGGCGTCCTATGTGCCGGTCGATACCCACAACCAGGCGCTGCAGCGTGCCCAGAACGCCGAGCAGGAACTCAGCAACCATCTAGCCACTGCACGCAATGCCGAGATCGACACCGCCATCGACGACGCCGTTGCTGCAGGCAAGATCGCTCCAAGCAATAAAGAGTTTTACCGCACCGCCTGCAACAGCGAAGACGGCCTGGCGAACTTCCGCAAGTTCGTCGCCAGCGCGCCAGTGATCGCCCCCGAGTCCAACCTCGACGGCAAAAAGGTCACAAACCACAAAACCGCACTCAACAGCGAAGAGCAGGCGCTGGCCGACATGTTCGGCAACACCGCCGAAGATCTCGCCAAGTACGCATAAAGAAGTACAAGAAAAAGCGCGAATAAACGCGCGCTTAATCCAGATTTAAAACCGCCTTAAAGGAGCACTCCAATGGCACTCACTCAAGACCGAAATACGCCAAGCCGCGCAGGGGATCTGATCTCTGTGCCAATGGCGGCAGGTGCAACGATTTACGCGGGCGCGATGGTTGTTGCCAACGCCTCGGGCTTTGCTGCACCCGGCACCACAGCCACCGGCCTGACCTACCTGGGCCGCGCTGAAAGCGCCGAGAACAACATCGACGGCAGTGACGGCGACATCGTCATGCAGGTGCGTCGTGGCTGTGCGTTCCAGTTCAAAAACGACGGCAGCGACCCTGTGACCCAGGCCAGCCTCGGCAAAGCCTGCTACATCGTCGACGACGAAACCGTCGCGGCTACCAACGGATCTTCCACCCGCTCAGCTGCTGGCACCGTGATCGCCGTCGGCGCAGATGGCGTGTGGGTTGAATAAGGAGCACTAAAATGCTGATTAATAAAGATTCAATCGGAAATCTCTTCCGCAATATCAAAGCCACCTTTCACAAGGCCTTTGATTCTGCCCCATCTAAATGGCAACAGGTAGCGATGCGTGTGCCATCGTCCACCTCTGTCGAAGACTACGCATGGCTGTCTAACTTCCCGAAAATGCGCAAATGGATCGGCGAGAAGTTCGTCAAATCTCTGTCCGCATTTAAATACACCCTCGCAAACGAACCCTACGAAGCAACGATCGAAGTGCATCGCGATCAGATCGAAGACGATCAGATCGGCTTTGTCGGCCCTCAGGCCCAGGGCGCGGGATTCTCGGCCAAACAGTGGCCTGATGAGTTGGTGTTCGAGGCGGTCAATAAAGGCACCACAACTATCTGCCACGACGGTCAGTATTTCTTCGATACCGATCACCCGGTAGGCGATGGCTCAGTCTCTAACAAGTTCGCATATCCGCTAAGCATCGCCACGCTCGCCGCAGCTCAGGCGTCCTATGGCGCTGTGCGCTCTGCGCAAAAGATGCAGAAAGACGAAGAAGGCCGCCCGCTGAACGTCAATCCGAACGTGCTGCTGGTTGCCACCAACATCGAAGACACCGCCAACACCCTGATGACCGTCGACAAGCTCGAAGACGGTAAGCCGAACCCATACAAAGGCACCGCCGAAGTGGTCGAGGCGCCGTGGCTCGATGACAACACCTGGTACCTGCTCGACACCACCAAGCCGGTTAAGCCGTTCGTCTTCCAGGAGCGTAAAGCACCGATGATGGTCAGCCTGACAGACCCATCCTCTGAATCAGTATTCAATACTGGCCTGTTTAAGTTCAGTGTCGAGGCGCGCGGTGCAGCGGGTTACGGATTCTGGCAGCTCGCGTTTAAAGGCAACTAACGCACGCCAGTAAAGAGTCGGCGGCACAGGGCAGCAGTAAGTACCGCCGATCGGGCAAGGACGCCCACCCTTTTAAACCGAATTTAACAGGAGCCAGATCATGGCATCGACAAAACCAGCGGCGAAAACCGCAACAGCTAAAGCAGCAGCAGACACCACTGCAGCGGCAGACGCAAAAGCAGCCGAAGCGAAAGCAGCCGAAGCGAAAGCACAAAGCGCCAAGCCAGCGGCAAAAGCCCCAGTCAAAAAGCCGGGCCTGATCGTCAGTACACGCAAGGGCGTGAAGAGCTTCCGCCGCGCGGGCCTGGCCTTCACCGAAGCCGAAACCACGATCGCCGCCGATACGCTCAAAGCCGAACAGATCGAAGCTTTGAAGAGTGAACCAATGCTCACTGTGCGCGAACTCGACGACATTAGCGACAGCGAATAAGGCGACCGGGCATGGCATACGCAACCCAGCAAGACATCATCGACCGTTACAGCCTCGACGAGCTGCTGATCCTGACCGACCGCGATCAGGACGACCAGCCCGACACCGCTGTCGTCGATCGCGCCCTGGCTGACGCAACCGCAGAGATAGACACCTATCTCGCTGCGCGTTACCAGGTGCCGCTGTCCAGCGTGCCCGATGTCCTGCTGCGGCTCTGCGTTGATATTGCCATCTATCGCCTGTCGACCGACCGCGCAGGCGGCACCGAAGAGCGCCGCACGCGCTACGAAGACGCCACCGCCATGCTGCGTTTAATCGCCAAAGGCGAGGTATCCCTCGGCCTGCCAACGCCACCAAAAAGCAGCAATGGTGCCGTACTGGTTGTGGGGTCTGAACGCAAGTTCAAGCGCGGGAGCTTCCGCCCATGAGTCTGCAGATCACCGCCAACATCGACGGCATCGCCAAGCTGCCGCGCAGGCTGGATCAGCTCGCCGCATGGGAAAGGGCCGTCCTGCTCGAAGGCCTCGCCGCCGAGACAGAAAGCCAGACCCGTCGCCGTCTTAACGAAGAAAAGACCAGCCCCGACGGCACGCCCTGGGAGCAATGGTCTGACCGCTACGCGGCAAAACGTCGCAGCGGTCACAGCTTGCTGATGGGCGAAGGCGATCTGCACGACAGCATCGAATCCGTGCCCCTCGACGATGACAGCATCGCCGTCGGCTCGAACCTGATTTACGCCGCCATTCACGACCTGGGCGGCACAGAAGACATGGCCCCAGCACCTGCGGGCATCCCGCAGCGCCAATACCTGGGCTGGTCAGACGACAACCTCGACGACCTGCAGAACGTCGTCGACGACTTTATCGGCGACATAGTCCGGGAGGCCATGCAATGAGTATCGACACCGCCCTGACCTCGATCGTCGACGGTATCAGAGCAGCACTGCCAGATCTCAAAACCTGCGAAAGCCACGATGGCCGTTTTGACCTTAACGAGCTGAAGCGCATCAGCACCCAAGCCCCGGCGATATACGTTGCGGCACTAGCTACCGGATCGCTGCAGAGCGATACCGGCACCGAGGTGCCGGTCACGTTCGCCGCCTACGTCATCACCCGTGATCAGCCAAAGTCGCCGCGCGACCGTCAGGCGCGCTTATTGGTCGATGCACTGCTGGCGCTGTTGAACGGCAATACCTGGAACGATGACAGCATCATCGAAGCGCCGATGCGCGTGCGCAGCCAAAACCTGTACAGCGCAGGCAGCGATCGCAGCGGCGTCGCAATGTGGGCCGTTACGTTCACACACCAGGTGCGCATCAACGAATTCGACGCCAGCACACTGGACGACTTTTTAACCTTCGCCGGTACCAGTACAGACGGCGAAGAAAACACCTTGATAGAAACCACCGGCACACTGGAGGCCGTCAATGCTCAAACTCAAAGTTAAGCCCGCCGCCGGTCTGCAGGTGCGCCACCCAGATGGCCGCATCATCGACGCCAACGGCGAAACCGTCCCGAACGAATCCTATTACCGCCGTTTAATCGCCGCCGGTGATCTGATCGACCTGAACGCGCCAGCAGAAAAAGCGCCGAAAAAAGGAGCTAAATAATGCCTATTTCATTTGACGGCATCCCAGCAAGTCTGCGCACACCAGGTGCGTATATTGAATTCAACAACGAACTGGCCGGGGCGACGGTTAACGAGTATCACGCAGTGCTTGTTGCCCAACGCCTGGCAACGGGCACAAAAGCTGCCGCAGAGCCAGTCCTGGTCACAGACCCTGATCAGGCGGGCCAATACTTCGGCAACGGTTCACTGGCCCAGAAAATGGCCGCCCGTTTCCTCGCTGCAAATACCAGCATTCCGCTGACGGTCATCGCTCTGGATGACAACCCAGCAGGCACAGCCGCGACCGGTACCATCACCGTCAGCAGTGCGCCCACTGCAGCCGGTACCGCGTACATTTATGTAGGTGGTGAATCCGTATCCGTAGGCATTGCCGCTGACGATGCCGTCGGCGATGTCGCGACCAATATTGCCGCCGCGATCAACGCCGCTGGCCGCCTACCGGTCACAGCGTCAGCCTCTGCCGCTGCTGTCACCGTGACTGCGCGCCATAAAGGCGAAGTATTCAACGGCCTGCAGTTGCATACCAGTTACTACAACGAACCGCTGCCAGCGGGGCTGGCGTTTACCTTCGCCAACCTGTCAGGCGGTGCAGGCAGCCCGGATCTGACCACCGCGATCGACGCGATGGGCGACACCTGGTTTAACTGGATCGGCAACCCCTACACTGACACTGCGAACCTGTCAGCGCTTAAAACAGAACTCGACAACCGCTGGGGGCCAACCGTCCAGCAGGGCGCGCGCGCTTTCTCAGCCGTCGCAGGCTCGCTGGCCACTGCTGGCACGTTCGGATCGGCGCACAACAGCCCGCACCTGTCCGTGCTCGCAACCAATGATTCGCCGACCCCAGTTTATGAAGTCGCCGCGATCAATGCTGCCGTTGCCTCTGCAAATCTCAGTATTGACCCGGCGCGTCCTCTGCAGACTCTGGCCTTGCCAGGCATGCTGGCCCCAGCAAGTGCCGCAGCAACATGGAAGCGCGAAGAGCGCAATATTCTGCTCTATGACGGCATTGCGACGTACAGCGTCAGCGCCGACGGTACCTGCCGCATCGAGCGTCAGATTACCACCTACCAGACCAACGCCTCGAACCTGCCAGACGCCAGCTATCTGGACATTAACACCCCCGAAACCCTGGAGCGCCTGCGCTACGAACAGCGCGTGCGTATTGCGCAGAAGTACCCGCGCCACAAGCTGGCCGACGACGGCACCCAGTACGGCGCGGGTCAGGCGATTGTCACCCCGTCGCTCATTAAAGCCGAGCTGCTGGCCCTGTATCGCGAGTTTGAACTGCGCGGCCTGGTCGAAGACTTCGACACCTACAAGGCCAGTCTGATCGTCGAGCGCGACAGTAGCGATCGCAACCGCATCAACTGGCGCGACACGCCGAACCTGGTTAACCAGGCGCGGGTATTCGCTGGTAAAACTCAATTCATTCTGTAAGGAGTTTTGGTCATGGCTAAGGTCTCTAAAAAACTGTTTTTCGACGTCGATGGCGTCGGTCGTATCAATGCCCGACCGGGCAGCACATTTAACCCCGGCGGCAGCAATCGCTCAGAAGAAATTGCCGACACCGGCGTCGTCGGCTTTTCAGAGGAGCCGGTCGCCCCGTCGATCAGTTGCACCATTCCCAACGATGGCACCGTCGGCATGGACGTGCTGCGCGACCTGACCGACGTCAATGTCACAGTGCAGGACGACAACGGTCAGATGTGGATCATCTCGGGCTGCTTCACGACCGAGCCGCCGGGCGTAAGCAATGGCGACATCACTCTCAGCATGATGGGTCGCACAGCGGATCGGGTGAGCTGATATGGCAACGATTAATGTACCGTTAAAGCACGGTTTAAAGGTCGGAAACGAGACTCAAAAAGTCGCAGTTCTTACCGACCAGCTGACCGCTGGCCAGATCCTCGACGCCAAAGAGGCCGCCGAGAAAGTCGTCGCCTTTGCCGTAAACGGACGCACGGTGCCGGTCGTTGTTGAAAGTCCGGCTCGCTTCGGTGCGCTGCTGCTGTGCGAACAGATCAGGAGTATCGGCAAAATCACAGGCCCACTTGATAGCGATCAGCTGAACATGCTGCACCACGAAGATCTCGACATCCTTAACGCGCACGCGGATCTGCTCGCCGGTGCGATCAGCACCAAAGAACTGGCCGACAAGCTAACTGAAAAAGGCCTCACTGCGTCTCCAGAGGTGACGCAACGGGGGCGAAGCGATAGCGACAGCGACCGAGCTGCAGCGCATGGAAACGACGCTGATCAAAAAGGGAATGACGATCACTGACGTGCTCGCTTTGCGCAACCAGCCGCTGCAATTTCTGCGGCGGTTGTCTTAACCAGACCATAAAAACCAACTAAGCAACATAACCAGGCCAGAGGGCAAGCAGTGAGCGAGTTACGCACCAGTGTCGTCATTGATTTAACCGGCAATCTGCAGCGCCGTGCGCAGCAGTATGGTCGGGCGCTGTCTGGTTTTTCTGATCGTGGCCAGCGCGATATGTCACGCCTGGCGGCAGCGACAACCAGTGCAGGTCGTGGGCTGGATTCGCTCGCCAGTCGAACGTCTGCCGTGATTGTGGGGGCCGGTACCGCCTACGCCGCCAGCCGCCAGATCATCGACTCGGCACGCCTCGACAAAAAGCTGATACAGATCCAGCAAACCGCTGGGGCAACCGCCGAACAGTCAGCAGAATTACGCAAAGAGCTGCTGGCCATGCAACAGCAGACGGGCCAGTCCCTCGACAGCCTGCTGAATGGTTTTAATAACCTGGTGCAGGCGGGCCTCGACTGGGAAAAGTCCCTCGCAACGGTCAAGGCCATTAACCCGGCATTGGCTGTTACCGGCTCGCAGGCTGAAGTGCTTTCGTCAGCACTGACGGTCGCCGCCGAGGCCTTCGATTTTGATCTGTCAAAGATCAGCACCGCCACAGACCTGATCGACCAGATGACCGCCGCCGGTCGCCTGGGCAACGCAGAACTCGAAGACCTGTCGAGCATCTTTGCTCGCGTCGGCACAAACGCCAAGTCAGCGGGCCTGGAATTCGAGCAGACCCTCGGTCTGATCGAGCAGCTGTCACTGATCGAACGCAACCCCGAACGCCTGGCAACACTGGTCGACAGCACCTTACGCATCTTCACTAATCAGAACTACATGACCACCGCGCAAAAGACCACCGGCGTGCGTTTCTACGACGCCGAAGGCGAGCGCCGCGCGGCCCTCGATGTCCTCGATGACATCGCCGCAAAATTCCGCGAATTTGAAACCACAGAGCAAGGCAATGCCGCTCTCGGTACAGCGTTTGGGCAAGCCGATCAGGACACGATTAAAGGTCTGCGCATTCTGCTGTCAGGTGGCGCACTGCAGAACGCTCGCACAATGAGCAGCGAGATCCGCGACGCATCAGGCACCATCGCCCGCGACCTGCCTGGCGCACTTGAAAACAGCATCGACCAGGTCGGTCGATTAAAGGGCGCATTGCGAGACGCTGCTGACGAATTTGCCCAGCCCGTCAACGACGCAATCGAAAGCGGCATCAAATACCTGCTCGATGAAAAGCAGCTCAGCGGCAAAGAGATCCTGGCCGGTGGTGCGGCGGGCATTCTCGGCGGTGCGTTGCTTATGAAAGGCGGCGGCAAGCTGCTGCAAAAAGCCGGTGGTCTGGGTGTGGGTGTCGCAGCAGGTAAGGCGCTCGAACAGGTCGCAGGCGTGCAGCCCGTCTATGTGGTCAATATGCCGGGCGATGGCTTCGGTATGGGTAATCTGCGCGCCAGACTGCCGAGCGGTCGTGGTGGCCGGTCTAATCTGCCGCGCTTGCCTGGCCCGGCGGGCGCAGTAGCGTCTGGCGGTGCAGCCGGAACCCTTGCCCGTGCCGGTGCATTCATTGGCACCCGTGTCGTGCCCGTCGCAGCGGCTGGGGCTGCTGGTTGGGAAATCGGCGACAAGCTCATCAACCCAATGATCGAAGGCACAGAGATCGGTCATCAGATCGGTCGTGTCACCGCGCAACTAATGGCGGCTCTAGGTAGCCAAACCGCCCGCGATGCGCTCGATGCCGAAGCGCGATCAAAAGCACAGCTCGACATCCGCGTCAGCGACGATCGTGTCCGCGTCACGCCAACCTCTGACAGCATGGATCTGGATGTCTCCGGTTCCAGCATGCTGATGCCATAAGGAGCAACCATGACAGACACCTGGCGCGATCGTTTACAGCCCGCATCCTTTCGGGGCGTGCCATTTCATGTCGACCGGTCATCTGGTAGCGGTGGGCGCCGTGTTGCTGTGCATGAGTACGCAGGTCAGTCTGGCTACGACACTGAAGATCTCGGCGGCAAGGCCGTCGAGCAAACCCTCAGCGCGTTTCTGATCGGCCCTGATTACGACATCGCGCGCAGTGAATTGCTGCGCGCCATCGAGGCCGAAGGCGCAGGCACGCTGATACATCCGCACGATGGCACCATGAGCGTGCGCATCACAAACTACACATGGAACATCAGCACACGTCAGGGCGGCTTCTGTCGCTTCGATCTGCGCTTTGTTAAAGAGTCCCGCCGTCGCGCACCTGCAGCCAGCAACACAGCAGCCGCACTGGCAGCGGCTGCGGCAGATACGTCTGCAGTCGCGCAGACCGCATTCGCAGAAAAATTCGACGTCACCGGGGCTGACGCTGTGAGTCTGTCAGCCACTGATATTCTCGGCGATGCACTTAGTGCGCTGCGCACGGTGAATGGTCGAATCAATGCGCAGGTCGCAGCCCTGCAGGGCGTCGCAGCCGACATCGACGCGATCGGCAACGAACTGTCAGACCTGATCCAGGCGCCCGCCACACTGATCAGCTCGGCGGCGTCTGTCGTCAGTTCGTTGATCGGTTCATATAGCAGTATTAAAGAAGCGTTTAACGCTTACGACAGGCTGCTCGCAGGCTTCCGCATCAGTCGCCCGATTAACCGCGCCGCTGCTAATGGTGTCGAAACCGCAACACGCACCCGCATGGCTGAAAATCAGGCCGCGATCAGCGACGCCCTGGTCGTCGTTGCCGTGGTCGGCATGGCGGATCTGATCGCCAGCAGTGCGCAGCCGTTCGAGTCCTGGGAGCAGGCCGTCAGCATCCGCAATGCGCTACTCGACGAACTGTCAGACAAGGCAGCAGGCACGGGCATTACATGGGACGAATACAACGCCCTCAGCCGTCTGCAGAGCGCCCTGCATCAACGCATCGACGAAGTCGCCCCCGGCCTGCAGCGCATCGAGCAGGTGCAGGTACAGCGTTCGATTCCCGCCCTGGTGTTAGCCCATAAAGTGTACGGCGATGCCCGTCGCGCCGATGAGCTTGCCGCACGCAATGGCATCAGCAATCCGTTGTTTATGCCAGCTGGTAAAAATCTTGAGGTGCTGCAATGACAGAGCTGGTATTGATCGCAGACGGTCGCGAGTATACCGGCTGGAAGACCGCCAGCGTCTTCCGGTCACTACAGCAAGGGCCGCACGCGTTCGAGTTGGAAATCTCGCCAGAACAACGCGACGCAAACCTCTTTAATATCACCGACGGCATGGCCTGCGAACTCTGGTTTAAAGATGACTTAATCAGCACAGGCGCGATCGACGACGTCCTGCGCAGCTACACCTCAGACCGTCATCAAATCAGCATTAAAGGCCGTTCAAAGGTCGCTGACCTGGTCGACTGCTCAACCAATGGCCAGCAGATCGTGCGCGGGCAGTCTCTGCAGGCGATCGCACGATCGCTCGCAGCGCCATTCGGTGTGTCTGTTGCCGTAGATAAGGCCGCCGCCAGTGCAGCGGCGCAAGCGTTCGAGGCCGTCGACGTGACCCTCGACCCTGGTCAACCTATATGGCAGCTGCTTGAAGAACTGGCGCGCCTGCGCGGTGTTATGCTCACCAGCGCGCCCAATGGCGACCTGGTCATTACCCGCACCGCTACGGGCGTGCCCCAGGGGAGTCTGGTTTATGGCGACAACATCCTCAGCGCAGAACTGCGCACCTCTCATCGTGAGTTGTTCAGCGAGTACAGCGTCTGCGGCATGCAGGCGGCATGGTCAGGCAGCGCCGAAGACAACTCCCAGTCAGCGGCCAGCGTCAAAGGCCGAGCTATTCGCCATCGTCCCTTTTTTCTGCAGGCCGAAGATCAGGCCGATGCTGCCGCCTGTAAAGCCCGAGCAGCCCACCAGGCCCGCGTGTCATACGGTCGCAGCCGTGCCGCTCAGGTTACGGTCAGCGGCTGGCGCGTTGACGGTTTTATCGGCCCGGTCTGGCAGCCTAATGCACTGGTCACGGTCGACGACGCCCGGCTGCAGGTCAGTGGCGATCTGCTCGCTGTCGACATCGTCAGCAGCCTGACCCGCGACACTGGCCACACCACCACCCTGACGCTGATGCCTGCAGAAGCATTCGACCTGCTCGCCACAGAGAAAAAGGGGGCCGCATGGTAAGCCGCAATCAGGCAATACAGATCGCCGCCAATCTGGTCGCCCCGGTATCCCGTCGCCTGCGCACCTTGCTGCGTCTTGGTGTCGTGCGCCTGGTCAAGTATTCAGGAAGCGTGCGCCTACTGCAGGTAAAGGTGCCCGGCGGATCGGTCCTGTCAGATCTCGAACACCTGGAGCCGTTCGGCTTCACCTCGCACCCAACTCCCGACGCTGAAGCCCTGGTGCTGTCGTTCGGCGGCAATGGCTCGCACAGTGTTGCACTTATGGTCAGCGATCGTCGCTACCGCCTAACCATCGCAGAGGGCGAAGTTGCGCTATACAACGCCAATGGCGACAACCTGCACTTTAAAGCCGACGGCACGGCTGCCCTAAAAGCGGCAACTAAGGTCGAGATCGACAGCCCCGCCACAGAGATCAGCGGCACCTTAACTGTCTCGGGGGCGACCACGCTATCCAGCACGCTGGCTGTCACTGGTGCGACCACCGCCGCCGCGATTACGTCCGGTGCCATTAATGCCACTGCAGTGACGTCCGGTGGCGTAGCCTTTGACACTCATAAACACCCATACACAGACGACAGCTCTAACAAAACCACAGGAGGCCCGCAGTGATCGCTCTCGACTCAACAAGCGACAACGGCCTGACGCTGACCGATCAGGCAGCCACGCCATTGGCGCGCCTGCGCAATGCCGTGCTGATCTCATTATTTACAGATGCCCGTGCCCCTGCCGATCAGGTGCCGGACGGAATGGACAATCGCGGATTCTGGGCTGATATGGATCTGCCCAATGGCGAAAGCCTCGGCAGTACCCTCTGGACGCTGCAGCGCGAAAAGATCACCGCCCAGCTGCTGACCCGGCTGCGCGACCTCGCTACCAGCGCCCTGGCATGGATGATCGACGACGGTCAGCTGCAGGCAGTCAACGTCACTGTCGAGCGCTACGGTCTCGACGGTGTCGCATGGCAGATCGACTGTCAGCTCCCTGACAACACCTGGCAAACCATCACAGCGGAGCAGACCGGTTATGGCGTTTGAAAAGCCGACACTTAGCGAACTGAGTACCCGCATTGCGGCAGATATTGAACTCGCCAGCGGCGAAAAGGCATCCGGGCGAGGTGATATTTATTACCCCTTTGCGCGTGCGTTAACTGCTACCGCTCACGGGCTGCACATGCACCTCGACTACAACCGCGATCAGCTGTTTGACACTACAGCAGACGAAGAGCACTTGGTAAAACGCGCCGCTGATATGGGCATCTATCGCACAGCGTCGCAGCGGGCTGCGGGTACGGCAACGGTATCGGGCACCGACGGTGCTCAGATCCTCGAAGGCGAAGTGCTCGCGCTCGGTGACATCCTATACATAACCCGCGACGCAGCTGTTGTAACTGATGGCAGCGCATCGCTACCGATTCGCGCTGTTAATGCTGGTTCAGCGGGCAATCAGCCTGCTGGCACCACGCTGCGTCTGCAGCGCACGATTGACGGCGTCGATACCAGCGCCGCTGTTAACGAGTTGGCAGGTGGTGCCGACATCGAAGACATCGAACATCTGCGCGAACGCCTGCAGGAACGCCGTCAGAACCCACCAATGGGCGGGCGGCCATCCGACTATGTGCAGTGGGCAAAAGCCGCTCACCCAGACATTACGCGTGCCTGGTGTTTTAACAACGAAGACGGCGCAGGTACCGTCGTCGTGCGAGTCGTTACCGACGACCTCGAAAGCCGCATCCCATCGCAGTCGCACATGGACGCAGTAACCGCCTATATCGACGCAGAGCGTCCGGCGGGCATGGCGGGCTACCGTACCGGCTGGTTGGTCGAGGTGCCGATCAATATCACATTTACCTACCTGTTACCCGACACCCAGGACGTGCGTGACCAGATCGAAGCCGAGCTGCTCGACCTGATCGCCAACGAAGTCGAGCCAGGCAAAACGCTGCCACTCTCGCGCATTCGTGAGGCCATCAGTTCAGCCGCAGGCGAGCAGGATCACGCGATCGACCTCGATGCAGACATACCCAGTGCCAGTCACGAACTGCTCGCGCTGGGCACGATAACCTGGCCAGCGTAAGGAGCCACAACATGGACTACCCAGTCAGCGACGAATTCGCAAAGCTGCACAACGGCAAGTTCACCGACGGTGATCCCCAGAACAACATTCCGCCCAGTAAGAATTCAGCCACAAATATAAATACGCTATACGATGAACTGCTGGCGACGCTCAGCAGTGCAGGTATAACCCCCGACGAAAACAACACAACACAGCTGGCCCAGGCCGTCGCGCAACTGATAACCAACGCTACAGCCGATAGCCAGCGGCGTGCCCAGTACACAGCGCAAGTAACAGGGTCAAGTTACGTTGAGTTTGTAATACCGTCCTGGGCCAGAGTCGTGACCTTAGATTTTACCGACCTGTCATTGGATAACAGTGGCGATTACCCATTGCTTTACTTAGGGACAAGTGCAGGCATTGAGACAAACGGTTATGCAGCCTACAAACTTGAATTTTTTGAAGATCTAAACGGTAACGCGATCGCAAACGAGGAGCTGGGTACCGAACCTAAGTTGGTCAGGCAGAATCTCTATGACTCTGAGTCAGTATCTGGTTCGGCAAGGCTGGCGCTGGTTGATCCTGGTTCAGCCGCCTGGGTAATGAATGCTCAGATATTCAGACGAGGCGACGGCGTTGCAGGGAGCATGCACTACAATAAATCGCTGGCCGATGCGCTGGCGGTGGTAAGGCTTCAGACGAATAAAGGAATATTCGACAGCGGTTATGTCGGCGTGTCGATTGAGGGGTTGTGATAATGAACTACACGGCGGCCCTGCTATCTCTGATGCCTCGTGGCCTTATATGGTCACGATCACCCGACGGCGCGCTCGCAAAGCTGATGGCTGGCCTTGCGGTCGAGCTGCAACGCATCGACGATCGCGGCGGCGACCTGCTGGCCGAGTCGATAACAACGACGATAAGCGAGACCCTGGCGAACTGGGAGGCCGATCTAGGTCTAAGGAATCAACCTAGTGCTATAGATCAACGCCTGGCAGCTGTGCGGCAAAAATACCGTTTGTACGGCAGCCAAAGCCGAGAATTTTTTCAGGCACTGGTCGAAGCTTTTGGCGTTACCGCCGAAATTCAGGAATACAAAGAAAGCACCTTTGGCGGTGACTTTGGCGAGTATTTCAGGGGACGTGACTGGGCATTTGTCGTCGATTTTGTAGTCGCCGAAGAAACAACCGACGACCAGATAGACGTCCTTTCTGTCACCATTCACACATACTTGCACGCGCACAAAATCGCAATCGTGCGTAGAGAACTCAGTATCCCATATGCGCTCACTGACGATGGGGCTTTCTTGGCCGATGGTGGGCGTTACCTAATCAGCACTCCGAAGGAATAACAACCATGACAACGACCATTGATCTGAGCAATGTCCCATTAGTAACTCTGGATCAGGCAGATATGATTCTTGCTAAAAATTCAGCCGATGAATATGTCTGGGTTGATCCTGCGAATATTGCTCAAAACTCAGGGATTCCGTTTAATCAATATCTTGATCACCATCCAGATATAGTTGCCTATTGGTGGCCAGATCAGTGCGATGCGGGGCAGCTGCATAAGGCGGCATTACGATGCACTGATTTTAATTCGCTCCAGGTTCCTATACTGCAGCAACGCGAGGGCGTTCGTGTATATGCGGCAGAGTCTGCTACTAATGAAAATTTAAGATTTTCGAGCACGCAAACCAATCAGGTAACTATCGAACGTACAGAGGTTGCGTTCGTTTATGTTGATCCAGCATTCGCAAGAAGCCCATATGATAGCTGTCAGGTTCATTATTGTGCCTCATCAGCTAACTACGGAGGCTTTAGAATCACTTATATAAATGACTCGAATTCTGTCTGGGACATCGCAGCTGCAGCATATCCCTATAACTCAGTTAGCCTTACGACTTCGCTCGGTGTAGATCAGCTACCCGCAGGCTGGGTGGCGATATACAGCACCCTTACTGAAGACCAAGCAGCTGAAAGCGGTACCTTGATTGTTTCAGCGTTGGGGTTGGAAGCTGCCCCAACTGCCGGAGGTCGTGACGGTCATCTTACCAGGCCTCTCAGTACGTTTCGTATCTCTCCCACTAGTTCGGGGGATGCCATTACATTTGCTGGGGCGGGCGTTTATCCTGCGTTTTTTTGTAAGTCACGAGTAGTCCTGTCTGAGGCTGACGTGCATGATTTGTTTTCTCGATTTAAAGCGCATTATGGCATTGAGTGAGTCTATTCATGGAGTGGAAATTACTAACCACAGCATGTCCGGTACTGCCCCATATCGCGGTCAGTGCTAA